GCCCAAAGTCCAGCGGGAATGGTGAGGGTTTCAATGAGCAAGATTGAACAGAAATTAGACAAAGCAATAACGAAGGTTGCCGCATGAGTACCGTATTTTCTAATATTAGTGCTGCACTGGACTCCAGACTTAATACCCTAACTGGACTATCTCCTATTGCATGGGAAAACACCGCCTTTTCCCCAGTTACAGATACGCTTTATCTCCGTCAACATATCCTACCAGCCTCTACTATTCAGGCCGGGCTAGGCGTTAATGGTTTAGATGAGCATATCGGTATATATCAGATAGATGTATATGCGCCTAAAGGCAAAGGTCGAGGAGATGCAGAGGCTAAAGCTGATGCGGTTGCTGATCACTTTAAGCGCGGTACGGATTTAGTGTATGGCGGTACTTACGTCAATCTAGGTAACGTATCACGAAACGCAGGACTAATGGACGAAGACCGATTCGTCATCTCAATTACTATTAACTACATGGCCCATGTACCTCCGAGGTAAATTATGACTATTGCAACAGGCTCACGACACAATCTTTCCTATATTTTAGAATCAACATTCGGCACAACGCCGTCAAGCCCCGGATTTACGCCTATTCGACATACCGGCACTACAATGGGCCTAACAAAAGAAGCAATGGAATCCGAAGAACTGCGCGAAGATCGGCAAATTGCCCATTATCGTCACGGAAATAAGTCTGTTTCAGGGGATATTAACTTTGAACTGTCTTATGGCGGTTTAGATGCGCTACTTGAGGCCGTAATGTGCGGAAGCTGGGCAACAAATGTCCTAAAAGCTGGAACGACTCGCAGAAGCTTCACCCTTGAACGTCATCACCAAGACATTGGTAAGTATTTGCGCTCAACTGGATGCCAATTTAATGCATTTTCGCTATCAGTCGCTCCCAACTCAATGGTTACAGGCTCTTTTGGTGTCATCGGTAAGGGTTTTACAACATCATCGTCCACTCTAGGTAGTTCTACATATAGCGCCGAAACAACAACCGCGCCTTTTGACTCATTTACAGGGTCAATTACCGAAGGTGGATCGGCTGTTGCCGTCATTACCGGGCTTGAGTTAAATGTCGATAACGGTATGGAAGCGCTGTATGTGGTCGGCTCTGATGAAACACTTGAACCGTCCATTGGCAAGTCAACAGTAACCGGGTCAATTACCGCTTACTTTGAAAATACTGCACTTATAGACAAGTTTATTGCTGAAACAGCCTCTGCGATTGTATTTACGCTAACCGATGCCCTTGGAAATGACTATATCGTGTCTTTGCCTAACATCAAATACAACTCAGGTAGCCCAGAAGTCAGTGGCCCCGGCGCAATTACCGTTACTTTAGATTTCGTCGCCCTGTATAACGCTTCAGATGCGTCACAAATGAAAATTACGCGAGTCCCAGCGTAATAATCTGCTAGACCGAGGTGCTTAATAGACCGAGGCCAACTTACCGCACCACAGAGGATTCAAATGGATATTCAGCAATTATATACCGCAGAGGCGCACGAAGAAGGCGCTGAAATACGCATTGTAAGCCCGTTAGACGGCAAAGAAACCGACTTTTACATAACCCTTCAGGGTGTTGATTCAAAGACGTATAGAACGGCTGTAAGGGCGTATCACAAAAAGCTGATTAATGAAGAAGAAGGCGGTGAAATTGACCTTTTGGTATCTGTAACGAAAGCTTGGCGCGGCCTTAATGATGGCAAAGAAGAAATTGTATTTACGCCAGAAAAGGCTAGAGATGTTTATATCAATGCGCCTTCTGTTGCTACCCAGATTGACCAGTTCATTGCTGACAGAACAAATTTTATCAAGGACTGACTGATGAATTAGCGACCTTTGCTCAATGGCAGTTCTGGGCTGCTGGTTATGACAAAGGTTCCACAGTCAGTCGTATAGATAATTTAAAGCAAATTGCTAAATCTCTTGGTAAAAACCCCAAAGAATTGGATGATGCGCCCATATTAAGGTCTGAATTAAGATATCTATGGGCAATATTCGTTTCCCTTAAAAATGCTACATCCAACTGCATTACTTACTCCGATATTCACGCTTATATGCAAATTTACGGCGATCTCAGCGTCTTTGAGGTTGATGTGGTTTGTCATTTAGACACCCTGCATTCAAGAGAGCAATAATCATGGCTGAGAAAACAACCGCCGAGCTAGTAATTAAGGTTGATAGTGACGGCGCTAAACTTGCAGGTGAGAACTTAGACAACCTTACAAAAAAAGGAAATAAAGCTGAGGGGGCGGTAAAACGTGTAGGGAAATCAGCAGGTGCTATTGGTGGCCCATTTAGAGCCATGCGCGGTTCTGTTCAACAAGCTTCTTTTCAGCTACAGGATATTGCGGTTCAAGCGCAAATGGGAACCAGCGCCTTTACTATTTTAGGTCAACAGGGGCCGCAACTTGCTTCTGTCTTTGGCCCCGGTGGTGCAGTTGTTGGTGCGTTAATTGCGTTTGGTGCAATTGCTGGACAGTTCTTATATAAGGCTTTGACTGGAACTGGCGAGGCAATGAAGGAATTAGCCGAAGACGCTAAAAAATTACGCGATACTTTCGATGATTTAGGGCCAGCATCGCAAGAATTTCAAAGGTTTTTAGCCGCTAAAGAAATTATAGAAGGAACAAAGAACTTAGCAAACCTTAATGCTGAACTTCTTGAAGGCCAAAAAATATTGGTCACAGCAACCGCTGGTGTATATGGTTTTACGACCGGCACACAAGCAGCTGGTGAAACAGACGAAGAATGGACTGAAAGACAATTGTTGTTAAACCAGCAAATTGAGCGTGGCACACTGCTGCTTGCAATGAAAAAAGAAGCGGTAGACAACCTCAGAACTGACACAGAAAAACTAATTGACAAAATTAAAGAAGAGATAAGAGTAACTGGCGAATCCGAAACGGCTATTGTCGAAACAAGCCAAGCATATTTAGAAGCCACTAAATCCCAGCAGGAAGCTATTGATCTTTTAAACGCAGAGCTTGCTGGCAAGAAAGAAAAAATTGAGCTAGACAAGGAAATTGCTAAACAAATAATTAAAGACGCTGCGGAAGCCGAAAAACTAAAAGCTAAACAAAAAGCCGATGCTGTAAAGGCCGCAGAAGAAGCTTTAAAAACTGGAGATAGAGCAAGAATTTTACTGGAAAAAATAGCGCTAGAAAATGTCAGCGAGCTAGAGCAGCTTGAGGCGCATCTTATTATGAAAGGTGGTTTACTCTTTAAATATTTAGACGAGGGGTATCTTACGTTAGAGGAATACCTTATTGCTGATGCTGAACTGCAAAAGACATACGATCAAGCAGAAATAGAGGCTAACAAAGAAAAAAACGATAAGAAGATTGCAGATGATAGGGCTTATGCCGATGCTAAAAACGACTTAGATTCACAGGTTTTATCTTCAGCTTCTGGCGTTGTTGGTGATCTTGCTTCTTTGGCAGAAGAAGGTTCTAGCGCACAAAAAGCGTTGTTCCTAGTACAAAAAGGAATAGCCATAGCGACAACTATTATGAATGCCCATGTTGGTGCAATAGCCGCTGTAGCGCCTCCTCCAATTGGCCTTGGCCCTATCGCTGGAGTGCCTTATTCGAATTTGATTTTAGGTATGGGTTACGCCTCTGCGGGAATTATTGCGGGTACGGCTATTGCTGGAGGCCGAGCATTAGGCGGTCAGGTTCGTGGTGGAGAGTCCTATCTTGTTGGTGAGCGTGGCCCTGAGTTGTTAACAATGGGTACGTCAGGCCGTATAGCTACTAATGAAAACCTAAAAAATGCCGTTAATGGCGATAATTCAAATTCATCTAACGTCATCAACGTAAACTTTTCTGTACAGGCTAATGATACGGCGGGATTTGATCGTCTACTGCAATCTCGCAGAGGTCAGATAGTCGGCATGATTAACCAAGCAGTGAACAATAGAGGAAGGTCTTCAATCGTATGAGTGGAACATATCCTGCCTCACCCGTTTTCGCGTCAGTAGGCTTTAAAAGCGTCTATTACAACCTATCGAGCCAGAGCTTATCTGGTCGTACTCAGGTGCGGAATATCGGTGGTCAGCGCTTTGAGTTTTCGGCTAACTATTCAAGGTTGTCTCGATCTGAATTTGCCCCGGTTTTAGCTTTTGTTATGAGTCAAAGGGGCATGGCAGAAACCTTTAGTATTGTTCTGCCAGAGATTAGCAGTAAGACAGGTAATGCTTCAGGCACTATTCGGGCCTCAAGTCTGACAGCAGTAGGCGCAACTGCGGTTCCTGTTGACGGAATATCAGGTGTTTTAAAGACAGGCGATATGGTCAAGTTTGCTAACCATGCAAAGGTCTACATGATTACGGCAGATCGTAGCGGTAATGGCAGCTTATCTATTGAACCTGCATTGCAAGCTGCTGTAGCAAATAATGAAGCTCTTACCTACGACAACGTGCCGTTTCTAGCGAGACTAAACAACGACATACAAGAATACGCTCTTGCATCTGCATCATTAGTTGATTATGACGTTGACTTTATTGAGGCTGTTTAATGACTAGAATAATTAATTCGGCCACCCTATCAGCTTTAGAGTCAGACAACTTTAATATTGCTACGCTTGTACAAATTAACTTTTCGTCTGTTATACGGATTACCGATTGGGGTCGAAGCGTAACCGCCCTATCCAATACTTGGGCATCTAGCGCAAACTTTATTGGTGTTGGTGATGTTACTGAAAGTCAGGAACTGCGTGTAAATGATCTGTCGCTTACATTATCAGGTGTTGACCAGACCTATGTTGCCATCTTTCTGTCGAACAATTATATAGACGTACCTATTAATATTTATCGCGCAATCTTAAACGATTCTGATGCGGTGATTGGCGCGCCTATCTTAATATTTGACGGCATTATGACGGGATATGCTATTGAAGACACTGAAAACGAAAGCAAAGTGACAGTAGATATGGCCTCTCACTGGAAAGACTTTGAGAAAGAAAACGGACGGCGTACTAATCATAATAGCCAGCAACTGTATTTTGCAGGTGATAAAGGTTTTGAGTTTGCCCCTAAATCCATTAAAGACTTAAAATGGGGCCGTAAATAATGGCTATTAGTTTATTAACCGCAATTATTATTGCCGTAGTTGCCTCTACAACCCTTTCTTATGTAATGACTCAGAAGGCTCAGAAGAAGGCCAAAAAAGCCGCCGATGATATGGCGGGTCTTTTGATCAACAAAGAGTCTAATGTTGAACCTTTGCGTGTTATCTATGGAGTCCGTAGAGTAGGTGGGGTACGGGTATTTGTGTCTACGCGAGATTCAAATGGTGGCGATCCAAACGAATTTCTATATATTTGCTTGGTCTTGTGCGAGGGCGAAGTCCATTCTATTACTGACATCCATCTCGACGATATACCGATTACCGACTCAAAATACAGCGGTTTAGTCACTACAAGTGTACATACTGGTGCAGACAATCAAGCCTATGACAGTTTACTAACACAAGCCAATGCAGGGTGGACTTCTGCCCATCGGTTAAGAGGCGTGGCTTATGTAGCCGTTAAATTGAAGTGGGATGCCGATGTATTTTCTGGTGTGCCTGAGATTACCGCGCTAGTAAGTGGCCGAAAAGTATATGATCCACGCAAAGATAGTACCTCTAGCGGATATGATTCTAGCCTTGGTGTATCAAACCAGCGCTTTGCTACGCCTTCAACGTGGACGTTTTCGCTTAACGCCTCGCTTTGCATAAGAGATTACCTGTCTAATGCTAGATTTGGTAAAGGATTGTCTGGCAATAAACTAGATGATGTGGCATTTGGTTCTTCTGCAACTTTTTGCGACTCCACTGTGCAATTCTATAGTGGTGGCGCTTACGGCAAAATATTTGATATTAATGCTGTTTTGCAGACCGATGATACTTTGTTTGAGAATGTTCAGATAATGCTAATGGGTTGTCGCGGATTCTTGCCCTACAACCAAGGTGTTTATAGCCTCAGAATTGACAGAGCTTCTAGTAGCGTTTACGCCTTTACAGTTGATAATATCATCGGTGGAATATCAATATCTGGCGAATCTAAGGAAAACAAGTTTAACCGGGTCAATGTGAAGTTTGTTAACCCTACCCTTGATTATCAGCCTGACACTGCAACATGGCCTGACGCTGGTTCAAGCGAAGAAACAGCTTTCCTTGCGGAAGATAATGGCACGTTGTTAGTCAGTGACATGGATTTGCCAACGTGTACCAATTTCTATGTTGCAAGAGACTTAGCAAGAGTCATATTACGCAGATCAAGAAATGCTTTGCGCTGCTCAATACATACTACAAGCGAAGGGCTACAGTTATCCGTAGGTGATGTTGTCACTGTAAATCATCCTACACCTGCATGGGGTGATAAACCCTTTCAGGTTGAAGAGATTACATTAAATTATGATGGAACATGCTCTTTAGCTTTGCTTGAGTATGATCAATCTATCTATACATACGATACGTCAGCAGAAGAGAAGACGTATCCTGACACTAATCTACCTAATCCGTTTGCCGTAGGCACTCCAGGTTCATTATCGACTTCTGCGGCTACTAGCGTGGCTTTAGATGGTACGATTATCCCTCAAATTAATATGTCTTGGGCAGCAAGTACAGATTCGTTTGTTACGCAATATGATGTGCAATACAGCACTGATAACTCGACTTTCACCTCAGTTATAACCGATGGCCTTACCTTTGTAATAACACCTGTAGTACCGGGTGCAACCTACTATACAAGAGTAAGGTCTATCAATGCTTTAGGCGTTAAGAGTGCTTTTGTCACATCGAATCAAGGCTCTACAGGCGATACTACTGCCCCGGCAATTCCTACGTCACTTTCAGCGACTGCTGGCTATAAATCCATAAGCCTTAAATGGACTAATCCTTCTGACAAAGACTTTTCTAATGTCGAGGTGTATCGGGCAACTTCTTCAGGCGGGACTTATGTGGAAGTGGCGACTGTCGGTGGCGGGTATAGTGCAGCAACTGAGTTTTTAAATGGTGGACTTGCTGATGCAACCGCATTTTATTATAAGTTCAAAGCAGTCGATTACAGTGCCAACAAGTCAGCTTTTAGTGGCATAGTTAACGCAACAACTAATGCGGCAGCTATTAATGGGACTAATGGCACTAATGGCAATAATGGAAGTAACGGCACTGACGGCTCAAACGGCTCAAACGGCTCAAATGGTGCGGCTGGTACAAGAAGCACCGCTGGGTATTTATATTATTCTTTGTCTGCTGGTTCTGCACCATCAACGCCTAGCGCTTCATCATACAACTTTAGTAACGGTGCATTTAGCGGATTAACGTCTAACTGGTCAAAGACTCCACCAAACGTAACTGGTGGCGATGCTCATTATTGGGCAGTCAGTTACCTAATTACCGAAGCAACATTAAACGGTTCGCAAACACTTACGTTTTCATCACCATTTTCATCTGTACAATTTGATGGCCTAGTCACGTTTTCTAATCTTAATAGTGAGCTTGCAGATGCGTCAGGCGAAATTACGACTATAAATGGCGGTCTAGTTAAAACGGGTACATTAAATGTAGCGTTGGTGAATATATCAGGTACTACGCAAAGCGGATTTAATATGCAATCTGCTGCTAGCGGTTCACGAATAAAAATACTGCACGATAAGATAGAGATATATGACGGCAGTTTATCCGCACCTAGAATCAAACTTGGGAACCTTTCCTAATGTCTTATGGCTTAGAGGTATTTAACGCTTCAGGCACAAAGATTATTAGTTATACAGATCGTTTAATCCGATTTGTAGCTACCGGGACGGTAACGGGTAACTCTAGTAACTATGCAGATGTCACAATTGCAGGTATGGCAAACAATGATACTTGGACGGTAGCCCTTGGCGATATACCGTTTATCTTTCAGTACAACGCAACCCCGAATGTGTCATACGCAAAGCAAACGAATAACTTACGTTTGTATGTAGGGTCAGGAAAAACTGTAGATTACTATGTTTTTAGGACTTAAAGATGGCTTATGGATTGCAAGTATTAAATCAAGATGGGCGCGTCCAAATTGATAGCACAGAAATTGCGCCAAATACCTTTATTTCAAACGTAACTACCACTGCATATTCTGCGATGACGTACCCGCCTAGCAACTTTGCAACTGGTGATTTAGTCCTAGCGAGGGCCGCTAACAGCCCGTTATCTGGCGCTACTTATATCGGTATAGGTCAGCCAATTAATAATCAAGAAGTATTCTATGGGTCAAAGTATGCCCAAGACGCTGGATTTAGCTATTTGTATGCAAATACGGCGGGTATCGTTACGGCGCTACTTAAAACGCAAGCAGGTAACATATCAGCGCCTGGTTCTGGCGAGATGGGATTGGACGTATACAGCACCAATGGAAGCACCATATTGTTTTCGGCTACAAGGTCTACTAGCGTAAGAATATTAGCGCAAGGAAATCTTACTAGCGGCCAGACATTTACATATACCCCGCCATCTTCTCTAGCGTTTACAAAGATATATGCAGTCGTTAACAGCACAATGTTTGCTGCAATACCTCAAGCGTTTGTATTCCCTAGTTGGTCGCTAGCATTAGGTTATTCATTTTATGCTGCTGCTTCAGCACCATACATCCTAGTAACCAATAAAACATTTATGGGTGGGTCAGAAGTTTCATCGTCTGCAATGCTTCCATACATGATTGTCTATGACACAAATTAGGAGAGCTAGATGTTTCAGTACGCACTAATTGCAGCCAATGGTGAGGTGCAGCACGTTGTTTCTTCAGGCTCTGATTCCGACTATGTTGAGGGTCAAATTTATAATGAATTAACTGCGGTTCAGGTTTCTCACGATGCCGATGCTCAAAACCTAATACAAACTAAATATTATATTAATAATGCATGGCATTCCCGGTCTTATCGAACTACAGAGTGGGAAGATTGGATTGATAATGCGTGGGTATTTAACGCTGGCAGGTTTTCAGCTTATATTAGGCTTGAGCGAAATAATAAAATATCTATAACAGATTGGACGCAATCCGCAGACAGCCCCTTAACGGACGCTAAGAAATCTGAATGGGTAAGTTATAGGCAATTACTAAGAGATATTCCCGCAACGTATTCTGACGCTACATCACTTGAAGACATTACTTGGCCTACGCAGCCGGAGAACTAAATGACTGATATATACACTCTTGTTAAAAAAGATACTGCACCGCAGATACAAGCCTACCTAACAAGAGAAAATGATGGTTCTGCCATTAGCTTTCTTAACGGTACATGCAAGTTAAAGTTCCGCAAAAAAGACACAACAAATATATTGTTTGAGCTAGTTGCTTTAAACGAAGGTAGTAATTATGCCGATGGGGTTGCTATATTTACATTTTCTGGCACTCAACTCCACCACAATGAAGGATACTATGAGGGCGAGATTGAAATTACTCAACAAAGCGGCAAGGTAGAAACTGTCTATGAGATATTAGAGTTTTATCTCAGGAATGATTTCTAATGAATGCAAAGATTGTATTTAAGAAAGCTGTTGCCAAGATAGTCTATTGGAAAGCGGTTGCAAGAATAGTAATTGGTGACTTTCTTATCTATCAGATAGTGACTGATGCTTTCTCTACTGCTGATGTAACCATTAAATCAATATTTAAGAACTTATTTGATACGCCAGTATTAACTGACCAGCAAAGTAAATCAGTTAGTAAGCCATTTAGTGATCTATCTAACGTAACAGATGCCCATATACTAGCAGCAATTAAAGTTTTATCTGATAACTCAGCAATTACAGACGTTGATGTATTAGCGTTAAGTAAGATATTGGCTGACGATACTGCTATATCAGACGCTCAAGTTATGGCGTTTGCAAAACTCGCTACCGAGACAACAGTATCAAGCGATCAAGCTGTATTAGCGTATGCCAAAACATTAGCCGACAGTTATGTTACTACCGATAATGCAACTAAGGCATTCGGCACTGGGTTTAGTAATAGCTCGATAGTAGCCGATTCCGCTTTTTTAACTCCGGGTAAAGTATTTAATAACACCTCATCAACAAGTGACGCAGCGCTGCTAAATATTGGCAGTGTACACAATGACGTTTCAGCTTTTTCTGACACCCTATTTAGAAACTTTCATAAGTTCATTAACGAAGATACTGGGGTAACTGATGACTTAGATGGCGAGGCAACTATTGAAGATGATCAAGATATTACCTTTGTAAAGGTTCGATCTGATTTAGCTACATTTTCTGATTCTCTTGTCATGCTTAGAACCACAATTCTTGGTGATAGTTCTGCTGTAACTGACGCAGGGTCTATTAAAAATCAAGGATATTGTTCCTTTGATTATTTTGCAGAGGATTATGTAGGAGATGCTAGGACTTTCTAACCCTTAACCTGTTCACAAGCCGCCAATAAAGGTGGTTCTTTTTGGAGATACATAAATGATTAACGATAACTTAAAACTACGCGGTGATGTTGCAATTGTACTAAAAGACAAAAATGGCAATGTTAAAGAAAGCCGTGAAATTAACAATCTTGTTGTTACTGCTGGACTGACTTATATCTGCTCAAGAATGTCAGCAGCATCAGCCGCCGTAATGTCTCACATGGCTGTTGGCTCAAGCACTACAGCAGCAGCCGCTGGACAGACTGACTTAGTGTCTATCTTAGGGTCAAGAGAAGCGTTAGACAGCGCTACCGCATCAGCCAATACCATTGCTTACGTTTCTAGCTTTGAAGCTGGCGAAGGCACTGGAGCGGTTACTGAAGCAGGTATATTTAACGCAGCTTCAAGCGGAACTATGCTTTGTCGTACTGTGTTTGCAGTAGTCAATAAAGGTGCTGATGACACGATGTCAATCACTTGGACTATTACTTTAACAGCATCGTAAAGCAAAGAAATTTCGTAGCCCCTTAATTGGGGCTTTTTTATACCCGTTTTTTGGAGATACATAGATGGCAACTATTGTTACCCGTTCTGGGAAAGGTAGCCCGTTAACTAATACAGAGGTTGATGCTAACTTTTCCAATCTCAATGCCGATAAAGCCGAATTAGATGGTGCAGCATTTACCGGAGCAATAACGACTAACAGCACTATTGATGGTCGTGATGTGGCTGCTGACGGCGTTACAGCAGATGCCGCTTTACCAAAAGCTGGTGGAGCAATGACCGGGGCAATCACGACTAACTCTACTTTTGACGGTGTAGATGTTGGAACGCGAGATGCAGTATTAACAAGCACAACAACAACTGCAAATGCCGCTTTACCGAAAGCGGGAGGGGCAGTAACTGGAGCCATCACAACC